GATACACATTTGCCTTTTGAAATTCGACACTCTCGTCGTCACCAGAGTATGCTTTGTATAGCATATACTGGACAAGAGGCTCGAAGAAAATATCGTTGACGGTCATGGTGTCACCAGTGGCCGTTATAGTCGTAGGTAGTTGTGACGATGACATTTCAATGTACACGTTGGTGGTGTCACTGACTGGTGGTGTCACATAGTAGATACCTGGTGTGGCAGCATCATATGAGAAATTCTCAACGTACGTCTCACCAGTGTCAGCAGGCCACAGAATATTTGCATAGTCAATGTGTGCCCTCTTTGATGGAGTGATTATCTTTCCAGCTGTTGATCCATCAGTACCCATGTTCCTGTGTATGTCGAGCAGCCTAAGTGCTGCTGTTGGTATTGTCTGTTTGATTCCTGCTACTAACTGAACTGACTCTGTTACGGCACCGGCATCAGGACGGACAAGGATCAAAGCACGAATGCCTGCATTCAGGTACTTGATCCAAGTCGTTTCTGATATTCGGTCGTAGCCAATGTCAGCATATAATTCAGCAGCATCCTCAATGTAGGTCAGTGCTGTGAAAGACATCTGCTAATCTCCTCTTAGGTTATTATTCCTTTGCCTTCAATGGCTTTCTTCTTAAGCTCATCAATGTGCATGATGTTGTGAATGGTGTACTGAAACCGTGGAACTGCTTTTGGAATATAACTGATCTTCCCGGTTTGCCGGTTGACATCCATCTTCAGTTTAGTGGTCACCGTGTATTTCAAGCACCCATCCAAAAATTCTTTTGGTATCCAGTAGGGTCTCTCCCGTGGGATAGTAAGTGCTGTGCCCTGTAGTCCGAGTTGAACATAAGGCAGATCGTTCTCATCAACGTTGAAGAACTCTATCTCAATCATCATGCCACTAAGTACAGTGCCATTCATTTTGACAGTTGGATCAAGTGTCTTCACTGATCCCTCTTCGTCCTGCACAATTACTTCTCTGACTTTACCTAACTGTACGTCAAGCATCTTCAGTGTATTGGCAAGCATCTGTCGGTTGAGACTACCATTCTCCTGGGTGTAGTCTTTTTCGTTGATCTCATATTTGGTCATAATCTCTTTGAGCTCGTCTGTCTTCATCTTCATGTAGTTAATTGGTGCAGCCATTTCATTATCCTTCCATAATAAAAGTTAAAAAGTACCCCCGTTTGATAGGCACGGGGGTGAAGCCTTTACAGATTATGAAGCAAGGTCAGAAACAGCAGCCCTACCACAAACCATCCAGAAATCATTGAGAATGATGGTTGCAGAATATCCCTTCCAACCAACATGACCACGTTGAGCAAGTGGATCAGAGTCAGAGGCATGTGGGTTGACAACCATAGGAGTCAGGCTGTTTGCACCCTTGAAAGCCACGATGCCGTAAGCATCTCTGGCCAGGTAGATCATTGGGTAAACATCCAGGTTAGTGGAGTCAGCAGCTACCATTCCAGTAGATCCGATAGCAGCACCAACTGAATAGAAAGGCTGAACGATTGTAGATGCAATGTAACGAACATCCTCAATCTTCCCAATCTCGGTTTCATACGGAGTCATCGAACCATACTTTTCAGTAGGTACGAAAGAAGCCACGGCCCGAAGGTCAGACTCCATGTCCGGATGCACGATACAAACGAAAGAAGGAGCAATGCTCTCAGTTCCGTAAGCAGGTGTAGACTTCACAACTGATGTGATGGGTTTTGCCAGTTGTCTTTTCAGAAACCGGGTAATCCGTCTTTGCATCAGCAGGCTGAAAGCCTTGTCGACATCACTGTTTTGTGTGTCGGCTGTGTCAGAGTATATGATGTTGGCACATGCTTTAAGCACGTTGAACCTGGTCTTTTCGATCAGGATAGCAGCTTGCTCACCAAGGATGTCGACTGCCTCACGAAGGACGTTGTCCTCATGGGTGTCCATGATCACGTCAGTAATAACGACTCGATCACCATACTGGGTTAGGCTGGCACTATAATCCTGTGAGTCAAGCTCTGTGGCATCAGGTGTAGTACCTTCTGTCAGAGTCCGGCTTGCTGGATTCATGAAGCCTTCGGCTGTGCTGTAGTCATCACCGATGTTGTTTTGGCTGTTGAAGTATTCCTTTGGATTGAACATGACATTACCTGACGGAATCAGGAAGGTCTTCTCAAGGAAGTACCGACGAAAGATGATTGTCTGTGTACTGTTAGCTGGAAGAGGTTTGGACTGGCCAAACTTCTCAAAGCACAGATAAGGCATACCACGTTTCAGAAGGTCTTTGACTACAAAAGCAGCCGTACGGGGAGTAATATCACCATATGTTGTTGTTCCCATTATTGTAATTCCTTTAGATTATATTACAGGCCAGCCTCCTTGGCAGCAGCAGCAAAGTCGTTCTTGTCTGGTGCTTCAGCTTTTGGGCCACCGGATTGAGACTGGGTTTCCCTCATGCTATCGAGCTTGTCCTGTTTGATTTTTTCTACTTGATTAATACCGGACTTCCATCCAGTACTTCTCTTGAACTCTGTAGCCATTTTTATAACGTCTTCGGCATTGCCCTTGTTATAAACGGCTTGCAGGTGTGAACGAATATATTCTGGTTGACCATTAATCCAAGTAAGAAGGACTCCGGTGTTAACCATCTCATCAAGATCTGGGTGCACCTTAGTCATAGATTTGTAGTGTTCCGATGACTCTCCGGCCGGGGTCGTCTTCGGGTCTTCCTCTACAACAGGATCTGTAATGGGATCTACTTTAGCCGGGAAAAGCTCTTCAACTGGTTTTATACTATCCATCTTACGTTGTAGGATGTCAGCAAAATCATGAAGCTCCGGGAAGTTATCCTTGAACAGTTCCATTTTTTCCTTGTCGGAAAGATCCTGAGCAGCTGTCTTGGCTTTGACTTGGTCGGTCTTGTCTGCAAGAAGAGTAGCCACTTGAGCTTCAAGTGTCTTAGTCTTCTCATTGGCAGCTTTGATCCTGCCATCCCATGATGCTGTTCTTTGTCTTTCTTTCTTTAACTCGTCTTCAGCTTCCAGTGCTTTTTTCTGCCAGTCAGTTTCCTGTCCAGAGGTATCCGGTGAGGTGGGCTTAGTGGCCACCCCGGCTTCCGGGTCTTTGGCATCAGGTTTCTGTTCTTTTCCAAAAGCATACTCAGTTCCAGAGTCACCATTCTTTGGGTCTTTTGTGGCATCCCCTGCCTCACCCAAAGCTTCCTTCTCTTTCTCTTTCCGTAAACTCTCTTCAATTTCTTCGTCAGTCTTTCCAAGGATGTCTTCGAACACGTCCTCAAATTCCTGCTGTTCACTGGCTCTATCGTTCAACAATTTATCTAATTCGTCTGGCATACTATGCCTCCTATGGGGTCTCGTTGAGATGTCCCTGTTAAAATTTAAACGGTTGGGTTGTCGGAAGTGTCCGGCCCACTTAGTTTAATTGAAGGCTCCGGTGTATTGTTTCTTCAGAGCCTTCCTGGTCAGGCCTGAGATAAGATACTGTATCTCTTTGGCCCGACCCTTTACTTTTTTGTACTCGGCATCGTTACAGTCAATCAACTCATTCTTTAAAGTCTCTAACCTGCACTCAAGGAGTGCTACTAAAACCAAGTGTGGTCGTGAGTTGGTGTACGTTTTTAGTTGGCCGAATAGATCTGATTCACTTAACTTAGACAATTAGTTTCTGTTGCACCTCTCCGGTATCTACCGGCTCTGCTCCCCCCGGCAACTGGATGTTGAATAGCTTCATGGTTCTTTCGACGGCATCCGGTACGTGCCCAGACGACTCTGCCTTCATTGCTTCAAGCAGCATCTCCTGATCCTGATTTCTCTTTGCAGCTTCAGCATCTTGTTTCTGTTTCAGTTCAACCTCATCTTCAGTCCGGACAAAGCCGAGCTTGTCAAGGTCAAACACCTCAGACAATTCACGTAGCAGAACATCACGTTTGATGTACTGTTGATCAATAGGATTGTTTGTGAGGGCAAGGAACTGATTGATCTGCTCCATCTTCACCTCTTTGGCAATCAATGATTTTGATCCTCGGGCAACGACGTTGTAGTCACCCTTGATACCTTCCTTCGGATTGAACTCCATGTTCCAGAAGTACATAGCTTTAATGAACTTCCTGGTAACACCCTCGTCAAAGAAGTGTACCTGATCCTTAAGTGTTATGTTTGCAGCACCCATCAACATACTCATTCCTGTTGCTGTCTTAGCAGCAGCACCTTGCATTTCGTCCATGCCAGACATTGACCGTGGAATCGTTGTAGATTCATCAGCCGTCGTTTGGAAAAATTGAACAAGACCTAAGAACTCATTGGTGTATGATGGGAGCTTAGTAACTCGTATTGCTTGTGTGTTGGCATCGATGCCTGATCCGATCCGTTGGAATATCCTGAATGGATAAAGGTCTGTGGGATCTTCTCCGTCAGCAAGTAGGTCAACATTAACTTCGATGATCGGGCCAGCTGATATAGCTGCATTGTCAAGCATGGCTCGGATAGAAGCATTGTACAGAGTCTGAGGATCTCTCATGATCTCTGGTATACCATCACCGAATATGCTTGTCTCATCTTTATCAAAGTAGTAAAAGTAGTACGGGATCTCTGCACCCTCTACCGGACTAACCATGGCTTTGATTATGTACCGATCTATCATCCAAATGTTGCAGGCC